GATATATTGAAACAATGGGCAACAATGTGCCTCGTTTGAATTATCGTTTGGATGCGGTTGGAAACCCAACGGAATGCGCTGAATTGCTTTTGGAGGCATCAACAACTAATCTTGTTCGCCAAAGTGAAAATTTTGCATCAACTTGGAGTAAACAACAAAGTACAATCACATCTGATCAAGTTATTGCACCTGATGGAACAAAAAATGGTGATAAATTAACCGTAACGGGAACAAGTCAAGCGAGGTGCGAACAAATTATTACAACTGTTACCGCAACATCAACAATCAGTTGTTTTGTAAAAGCAGGAAACAACAGATATATTGCACTTGCACAATTTGGTGCAACGGGTACGCCATCAGTTATTTTTGATTTGGAAACGGGTGGTATTACAACCGCAAGTTCGTATGCTACAAACAAAGGAATTCAAAAATATCCAAATGGTTGGTATAGAATTTTTATGACTTATTCTCATTCAAGCGGTGATACATACGACATTGTGAAAGTTGTTTTGTGTAATAACCCAACAACATACTTTTCAAGCACAATTGGTGATTTCGCATATTTGTGGGGGTTTCAAAAGGAGCATAATTCAGATCCAACAAGTTACATAAAAACAGAGGCATCCACAATCACACGCAACGTTGATTCCGCATACAATCAACCATTCGGGGATTTAACAAGTGATTATCCAATTACACTATATTGGAAAGGGCGCATCACTGCATACGATTCGGGAGGTTTCAATACACAAAGTTTTGCAGGAATTGCCAAAAACAATGATGCAGTTAGATATTTGAATTTGAAGTTTTATTCAACAACTCAATTGCAACTTGAACGGAGGAATACAACGCAAAGGCAAAATTTTATTACTTACACAACACAATTGGATGATGTAAAAAAAATTGCGATAAAATACATTTCAAGCACTCACGTTGTGATTTTTATTGATGGGATTGAAGTATTTAACAATTCATCACTTGATGCGGTTTCATGGGATTTTGATTCCATTTTGATTGGGCAATTTAGATACAATACAGATACTGGAAAACGTATTCCCGCTGATGAATTATTTGTGTGGAATAAGGCACTCACCGATGCGGAAATGGTTGATGTTACTTCTTATGATACATTTGCGGAAATGGCAACAGGGCAACAATATACAATACAATAAAAATGGCAGATCCAAAACTAAAACTCGGAAATGATATTTGGGCAACAAAGCAAAAAAGTTTGTTGGCATACAATGATGAGGGTGGCAATTTCAAAAGTTTGCCATTTCAAGTGGATAGGATTTCGGGAGGATCTTATGTAGGGCGCAACGGATTGATACAATACGCTGCATCCAATGAGCCACGAATTGATTTTTTAAACAACACAAAAGGGGGGTTATTGCTTGAGCAACAAAGAACAAATTCAATCACACACAGTGAGGATTTTAGTGATGGCAGTTGGAACAAAAATAATGCAACTGTAACAGCGAACAATACAACCGCACCTGATGGCAGTAGTAGTGCCGATTTAATTACAAGTACGGGAACTGCACCCTATGCAAGGGTTACGTTTACACACTCAACATTGACCGATTATTGCGTTTCTATTTTTGGTAAAAAAGGCGATGAGGATTATTTATATATTAGGGCATTAGCTTTATCAAGTCAACCAATTGCAAGTTTCAATTTGAGTACGGGTACATTAGGAACTATAAATTCGGGATTAACTGCGGAAATAGAATCACACAACAATGGTTGGTACAGATGCATTATAAAATACACAACCACAAGCAGCATTTCAAATAATCTCATTGATTTCGGATTTGCATCATCTGATAATTCACGTTTCTCATCATCAGGAAAATTTGCATATTTTTGGGGTGCGCAAGTTGATGTTGCAAACACAAAATCAAGCTACATCCCAACATCAGGAGGTGCGGTTACGAGGGTGGTTGATTTCACTTTCATTCCGAGTGGTTTGCAAAACATTTTAAACACAAGCGAGGGTACATTGTTTGTTGATGTGGATGTGCCACGAGTTTCATCAACTGGAAGTTTTGAGCGTATTGTTTTAAGCGATCAAAACGCATCAACTGATCGGATAATTTTTGACAATTATGGAGGAAATTGGAGGGCGTTGATGTTGTCAGGCGCAAACAACGTAAACAAAACTATTGTGAGCGTTACCGCAAATCAAAGAATAAAAGTTGCAATTGCATATTCATCAACTGAATTGAGAATCAGTTATGATGGAAATGCTGCAACAACAACAACTGGAACTTATGCGCCAACAACTACTTTGGAAAGTTTAAAATTTTCAAACAAAGATGGCGGGAGTAAATGGTTTGGAAATATATACAATGTAAAGTATTTTGATTCCGCATTATCAAATGCTGAATTAGTTGAATTAACAAAATAAAATAAATAAATAAAATGAGCCATATATTTAAAAAATACGAGTTTCCTGATGAAGCAACTGCGGATGCTTTGATTGATGCGTTGCCATCACAATATGATGAGGAATTGGATGAAACACATCCCGCACACAATCACGTGATCGTAAAATTGCACCATCCAATAATTGAGCAACCAGTTTATGATGATGAGGGCAATATCGAAACCGATGCAGTATTGGCGGAAAACTTTTCCGTTGATGTGCTTTGGCAGGGTATTGAAGCGCAACCAAAGGATTGGGAACAATACGAAATCACATTGACTGATAATGGTGTTCACACGTTTTTCGGGATTGATTACATATAAAAAAAATAAGTATATTTGTATAGAATTAAAAAATTAAAAAGCTATGCCAACAACGGGTGTATTTAACGGAACAAACCTTGTACTTTCAGTAGAGGGTACAAATCTTGGGCATACAACTTCATGCTCATTAACATTATCAACTGATTTGCCAGAGGCAACAACAAAAGATTCAAGCGGATTTCAAGAAGTGATCGCAGGGGTTATGAGCGGTGAAGTTTCATTTGATGGATTAGTCACTTATGATGATGCATCAAACGTTACTGAATTAGCTGATTTCCTTTTGGCACGTACACAATTGACTGTTGTGTTTGGAACTGAAACAACGGGTGATCGTATTTTCACTGCGGAGGGTTTCCTTTCATCACTTGAACAAAGTGCGGAAATGGAATCACCAGTTTCCTATTCAGGATCAATCACATTGACTGGAAACATTGCTGCATCAGACGGATAAAATATAATGATTTGAGCGCAATTTGAGGGAGTTGCGCTCACTTATTTTTTTACAAATGGCAAACAAAAAACGGGGATATTATTCCATAAAACTTGGCGGGAAAATGCGCACTTTGCATTTTTCAATGAACTTTTGGGCAAACTTTACTGATACATTGGGCATTTCGCTTGATAAAATTGGGGATATATTTACAGAGGGCATTTCACTTGGCACAATTCGTGCGCTTATTTATTCCGCAATCCTTGCAAACGATCAAGAGGAGGGCAATGAAATTGACTACAACGAATTCAAAGTTGGAATGTGGCTTGAAGATTTACAAGCGGATAAGTTGGAGGATATCGTGAATGCAATGATGGAATCAAGAGTGCTTGGAAATGATTTGAATATGGGTGTGAAACGTAACGATTCCAAAACTCCACAAAAAAAAACACAAGCGTAAACAACACGCAACTCACTTGGGATACGCTGATGGATTACTTCATCGGGCAAGTGGGAATCAATCCTGATAATTTTTGGCGCAACACTTGGAAAGAAAATCATCTTTTGGGTGAGGCATATTACATTAACCACAATAAGGAGTGGGAACGCATCCGCTATTTGGCAACAATGGTGTACAATGTAAATGCACAAAAAAAATCCCAAATGATTACTCCCGAAAAATTATTTGAACTCCCGCAAGATATTTATGCTAAAATGGAACGTGCCAAACCAAAATCCACAAAAGAACAATATGATTCGTTTATGGAAAAGGTAAAATCAAGCACTTTTGACAAAAAATTAAAGATGTAGATATTTTGTATTTTTACATCTAAATTATTCCGATGGCAAATAATGAATTGAGAGTTACCTTATTGGGTGATGCATCCAAACTAAATGCAACACTCAAAACCGCATCAGGGCGGTTGAAATCATTCGGGAAAAGCACACAAGCAATTGGAAGATCATTGCAAACACGATTGGCATTGCCATTGGCATTGGCGGGTGGTGCTGCAATAAAAATGGCAGCGGATTTTGATAAGTCAATGACTAAAATCAAATCCCTTGTTGGAATTGCGGGTGATGAGGTTGATCGGATGGGCGAATCAGCAAAAGTGATGGCAAAGGAATTCGGTGTTTCATCAGCAAAGGCAGCCGAAGCATTGTTTTTTATAACATCAGCGGGATTGCGTGGTGATGAGGCAATGCAAACATTGGAGGCATCATTGAAAGCATCAGCAGTTGGATTGGGTGAAGT